ACGGAAAACAATATGTTGGGGAAACTCACAAACATCCTGATGGAACTTTAATGAATGGAAGTAAACATGTTGAAGGAAAAAGTAAAAAGTTATATCATTTTCATGAATTAAGTGAAAAAGCACTTCGATATTTAAGTAAAGAAACAACAAGGATTGAGTAAGATGAGTTGGGAAACCATAATTAAAGCAAGAAAACATTGTTCATGGTGTGGTAATCCTAAAGGTTGGAATGGTAAAGATTGCATTAGTTGTAATAGGAAAGATGACGAAGAAGTTATAGAAACCTATACAGAAATGTCTGATGAAGATAGGAGAAAGTTACAATGAATTGGAAAGATTTATTAAAAGAAGATAAAGGTTTGGGAGATACAGTAGAAAGAATAACTACTAAAACAGGAATTAAAAAAGCCGTAAATTATGTATCTAAAAAAACAGGTAAAGACTGTGGTTGTTCAAAAAGAAAAGAATATCTAAATGAGAGGTTTAATTATGAATAGTTGGTTTGGATTAATTAAAATAATGGCTAGGGCTGAAGTAGAACCCGATTTAGATATTGATGAAGATTTATTCATGGGGTTTGGTGATGATGATGGAGATGATAACGACTGTCAATGCCAAGCAGATAATGCCTGTCAAAATAAAGCAACATTCAAAAATCCTAAAACTGATTCTCAGGTATGTGGATTCCATTTAAACGATTTTATAGACCGTTTTGCAGGTAATCATGGCTTTGAAAGATGGGATTGTGAAAAAGGAGAGTATTTATGATGAACTGGTTTGATATAATTAAAAGAGCGATAGAAGATGAATCTGTGATATGGAAGGCACCGCCGCCATATACAGAAACAGATAGAAGATATTTGATGGCTCAATTAGATGATATTCCTGGATTGGTTGCTATGTTATCTAAACAAAATAACCCTCTTGTTAATATTAAACAACAAGAAGGAATAGATTTATTTCCTAGAAATACGGAAATAAGAATTTATCCTGTTTATGAAGAATTAGGAAACACAGGAGATGATATAAAAGTATTTAATTGGAAGCCTACCATTGGCGGAAGAAAAGCAACTCAAATGCTTGTTACTATATTAGATAAAGAAGGAAAGCCTATCAATCCGTGGATTATGGGCGCTTTAACAACACCACAAGGAATGGAGGCTTCTCCAAAGTTAAGAGAAGTAGCAAGCGGAACAAAATCTTTTGAATTACAAGAAGATGAAATAGGAATTAATATTATGTATTCCGAAGGAACATTGAAAACTAAGTATAGAGCAATAATTGATGGCTTTGTTGGTTTTGGTGGAGAATATTGGAAAGCATTGAGTGGCCCTCAAACAATGACTACAGGCGCTATGGCTGATGATTACGATTTAACAAATGGTGCTGCAGCAATATTGCTTGTATTAACACAAATTGTTCCTTTTGGTCAAAGAGGCAGAAAAGGACAGCATCAAGAAAGAGTCAAAGAAATAGAATCATTAGGATTAGGAACTTGGGGAAGAGATGTTGATGATAATAAATATGTTAATGAACTTGTAGATAAAGGACTCTTAGAAAGAAGGAGAAGCCAAACGAAAGGATTGAATAGATTACCTGTTCCTACTGCAAAAGGTAAAGCAGTATCTAACAGATTTGAAATGAAACACGATTATTTTGATAATGAATTTAGAAATGAAGTTAGGTCTAATCCTGATGAACCATTTGATTCTTTTGAATCAAGCGACTTACAATCAGATGACCCAGACTTTGGTGTTTGAGGTTATTAGATGTGGTTTGAACTCGTTAAAGCATTACCCGACCCCGATACAATAGATGGGTTGTTGATACTTGACGAAGGGCGAGAGCGTTTATTGTCTTTAGCAAAAGACGATGATAAAAAAAATATAATTAGAGTTAAGAATAAACTTGAAGAACTAAAAGAGGGCAGGGGTGTTTCTCCAGGTTTTGATGTAGAAACTGTATCTAGGAATGCAGAAATTTTACTTGAACAAATTAAAGAAGAAATAACGGGGGAAAATAAAAAGGCACAAACCACCTTATCTAAAAAATTAGATAAGATTCTAAAAGAACAAGATAAAGAAGGATTAGTAAAATTTGTTGGTAAAGGCAGTTTAAAAAAGAGAGGAAAAAGTGCAGGTGAAAAACCTTCATTACTTAAAGATAATGAAAGTAAAATCAGAGAGTTTATTGAAGAAGACGATGAAGATTTGTTTTACACAAATAATTCTAAATTAGAACTTGTAGCAGAAATATCTCAAATGGATACCGAAGCAGAATCTAAACTTGAAACATTAAAGAATAGATTGAGTGATTATCCAGTAGAAATTTTAGAATCTGATTCTAAAGTAGAAGTTAAATTAGAAGATAAAACACCACACAAACAAACTTTGGAAATCATGGATATTTTAGGTTTAATTAAAGCCAAAGACTTTAAGAGAATTGATTCTACTACAAGTGGTGAAGATGTTTTATTGTTTACTAAAAAAGGCAATTATGAATTATCTCCACTGTTAGAAATATTTGGTGTGGATTCTACTACTAAAGAAGTTAAAACTACAATTGAAGAAGAAGAAAAAAAGAAATATCAAAACAATGTAACTGGAGATGAACAAGTTTTGGGTTATCTTAGATTTATGACTTCTAGGAGTATAAGAGCGAAAGTAAAGTTTATTCCTGAACCAGTTGTTAAATCAGCAACAACAAGAAAAGCCAGAAATCATATATTTGGCGACCCTCCTATTTTTTCTGTTTCATTGAGAACTATTTTTACTAGACCAACATTTGACCTTTCACAATTAACTACTCAAGCAGAAGACCAAACAAATGAAAAATATATTTCTTTAAAAGTTAGAGAATTACTTTCTTCTTCTGATAAAATTGCAAATGTAGATGACCAATTACTTTTACAAATTAGAAGCAAATGGAAAGCAGAAACAGAAAAAGATTCTCCTAAAAATATTAAAAGATTTATTAATGGCTTGACTAATGAACAACAGACTTTAGTTAATCAATATATTTCTACTAAAACAAAAACAGCAGGAAGTGCCTTTACCCAAGAAGAAGTTGATTTCATTAAAAATTTACCAAGAAATCCTAATCAAATAAAAAGAGAACTAAATAAAAAATTCAACAAAGATATAAATGCTAAACTTTCTCTTTATGGTGGTATTAATAGAGTATCTGATATATTGTTTAAGCCTTCACAAAATGCTTTTGTTTTAAATAGGCAAACTGATTCTAAGGTTATGAGACAATCTGCATATACAGAAATTATTAAACTGTTGATGAGATATAAAGTAGGAGAAACTGAGAGTGTTGAAGAAGATTTAAAGACGACTTTAAGTGATTATAATACAGATTTTGTTTCAAGTAAAAGTGGAGCATATACACCATCTGAAATGTTACATTTTCTTTATCTCTTAGATTTATATTATGGAAGAACAGGTTTTAGAAAAACAGCCATGTCTTTTAGGCAAGGAAATATTAGTGTTGATGAATTAATAAAAGAAGCACAAGAAAAATTTCCACAAATTAAAGAAGCATTTATGCAACAGGTTAAGAAAAAGGTGGATGATATTTTAGAGAATAAGGAGAAATATCAAAAGGGATTAACTTTGGGAAGAGGCAGGGGCAGAACAAAAGGAGTAAGAAATATTTTTACTGTTTTGCTTGATAATAATGTAATTAAGGAGAGTAATTAGATGAACATTAAAGTATTGCAAGATTATATTCGTTTAGAATATGATGAACTAGAAACAAAATATTCTGAATCATTATTAGATGAAATATTAGATGAAATTGATAGTTTAGTATTTTCTGATAGTCATGTAATTTCTGAGCATGTTGAACAATTTAATGATGATACTGTTAATCCAGAAGAATTGGCTAATGATATTAGCCAAATGTTAGATAGTAAAGGCTTTACTTCTGCATATAATAAAAGATATGTTGATGCGGCTAAGAAAACTAAAAAGGATGATATTTATATCAATCTAATAAGACAAGTCTTAATAGGAGATTCACAAAAAAATATAGCACCAAGAGTTAAATTACAAAATAAAAATATAAACTTAAGACAATTAGAAGAATCTTTATCTGAAACAGAAATAACTCTTTCCTCATTTACAGATTTAGAAAAAGAAAGTATCTCTGAACAAATTAAGGTTTTTATAAAAAACTTACCTAAATATGAAAAAGGTTTAACTTCTATCTTGGGTGCAATTTCAACATATACTCCTACTAAATACTCAAGATTATCAAAACCATTAACTAGTATTTCAAGAATAGACCCTTCAAAGAAAGAAGAAAGGGAAGAACTTTATGAATATTATGAAAAACTATATCCTAAATATAATGAAATGAAAAAAATAATTAAAAATTTATTAGATTCTTGGGATAGAATTGATGATGATTTATTAGATAATTTAACACCTAACTCACAGCCAAATCCATCACTTGAATTCGTAGGGGAATTAGATGAGGAATTAAAGGATTTATTTGATATCTATAAAAAGATGGATGATAATAACAATTATATTATTAAGACTGATAGATTAAAATACCAAACGGATAACGTTTCTGCAACGGCTGCTTATAAAGAAGCAAATAATTTACTACTACAAGAAATTAGTAAAATATTAGATAAAACTCAAACAAAAAAAATTCAAACTTTATATGATAAAGAATTCAATTATGAAAGTCCTGAATCTAGACAAGAAATGTTAGATGAAGGCATGGACTTAGAAGAAGAAGAAGACCCAGATAATGTAGTGGATATGGATGCAATTACCTTAATTGATAAGGTTGACCCAATGTTTATGATTGCTGCAGAATCTGGAATAATAACAAAAAGATATTCAATATCTTCATGGGAATATATAAAAGATGAATTACAATCAATTTTAGATAGTGCGAATGAAGGAACTTCATTAAAATCTGTTTATCAAAGTGTGTTAGATTCTCATGAAGATTATAAAGACCAAGCATTTGATGAAATGGATGAAAGAAATGATTTTTATGTTCCTCTTAGTGCAGATGCCTCTAATATATTATTAAGTGCAGGAGTAGATTTGGACTATGATGAAATAAAAGAATTACATGAAAAATTAATTTCTGTTATTGCTAGATTATTAGAAGTTCCTACAGTTCCTTCAAGTTTGCCTAGTTTAACTACTCCTGATGATTTTGCCCCAGGCGCTACAGAAGAAAAAGGAAAAAGGATTATTCCAAGAGGAGAGAAAGAAAAAGCAAAGAGAGATGAAATGTATAGACAGTTTAATCTATTTGCTGGTAGAGAAACGGGTAGAATTGGAGATAAGAGAGATAAAGCAGAATTTGGAAAGTTTGCAGAGGATATTATGAAACTTATAGAAATAGCAGATGAATACTATGGTAATCCTATTAGAGAGTTAATGATACCTTACAAAAAAGTGCCTATCTTTTTAGATAAAAACTTTTTAGGCCCTATCATTAATCATGGGCCAGAAAGTTTAGGAAAACTTTCTTTTGCTATATATAGAGATTGGTCTGTAGGCATGATTACTCCTGCTCAAATAAATTCTTTAACTTCTTATCTTGAATATACACAAATGACAAAAAGAGATAGTGATATACTAGAAAGGAGAGCAAATAAAGTTCTTAAAGTTTTACAGGACATTGCTCCTTCAAATGAAGAAAATGATTTAAGATGGTTTGCTAATCAGTTTAGGGGATTAGCAGAAAAAGACACTTCTTTTGATATTTCAGATATAGAACTTTTAGGTAGACCAATAAAGAATATACCTTATGATAGAAAGAAAAATAAAACTTCTTATTATCAAGTTTTATGGTTACTTTATGAATTTAAAGAAGAGTTTAAAACAAATAGATATAGTAGGGAAGCAATGAAGAACTTTCAAAAGGCATATGAAAATCAAAGGGATAAAAAGTTGGCTTCCCAACATGAGATGATTTTAACTGCCCATGATGAAATAAGAAAGATGTTAGGTAAGCCAATATACTATAATAATTGTGAATTAGATAGATTTGAAAATATGTCTGATACAATTGACTTAATGAAGAATAAATATAATATTGATTTAAATAGTAATGATATAATTAAAATGGTTGAAGAAATTGATTCGTTTGAATCATTAGCAAAAAGGTTAGGAACAAACTCAGAAGTTATATATCATGTGAAGAGTTTATATCGGTGAGCCTGTGTGCGTAGTTTGTGAATATTGGGAAATACAATTAAAAGAATTTGAAAAAATGCTTGGTGTTAAATATGTTGAAGAAGAATGAAAATATAGATTATAAAAAGGCTTTGGCTGAAGTTGTAATTAAGACTTTTATTAGAAATGAAGGAGAGCAAATGATAGATTCTGCTGTAAATGATAGACAGACTAGCGAATTATTAATTGACATATTAGAAACTGAAGATTCAGAGCCTTTATTAAATAGATTTTATCAGTCTTTTATGGATGTAACATCAAGTAAAATGGATGAGTTATTAGATAAAATAACAGGAATGATATTTACACATAGAGATTTTTCTGAGTATCGTAAGAATATGGGTATAACAGATGAATACATTAGAGAAGAAATTAATATGGAAGGAATAAAAATTCAATCTTATAATTTTCTTATGAAGTATGCAAATTTTGCTTTCTTTCAAAGATTAGATAATATGGGGCTTGATTTTGATATTGAAGAAATGTTAGCCACAGAAGAAACGGACAGATTTAGTTCTGATTTTGGTGAGGACTATGCATGAAATGGCGAGAAGTCATAGGTAGAAGATTAAATTATAATAGCCATACAAAGGGAGAGCCTAAAAAAAATGAATGTGATATTTGTTGGCGACCAGTGCATATGACTTGTAAAAAATGTAAAAAAACATATTGCTTAGAACATACAGAAACAATTACTTGTAAGGGGGCGGAATAAATGAGTTGGTTTAATTTAACAAAAAAAGATAATGTTGATGATGCTATTGATGATAAAGTAAAGAAAATATTACAAAAACCAAGATATAGCGAAGAAAAAATAAAGCAAGATATTAAGAAGTTTCCTATGTCTAGTATCACAAGGCAATTAGCAAAAGATTTAGTGAGGGATTTGCGTGAAGCAGTGGCTAATTAGAAAGTTAATCGCCTTCATGGGTAATACCTATGTTTGGTTAGATAAGAAGTTAGTCCATCCTACTGGCCCTGTTCTTGGATTAAAAATAGATGATGATTTTGCAAAGATGAGTAGATATGAATTATGTTGTCATATTGAAGATAAGTTTAGATTAGATAGAAATTCATTTTGGGAATTAGAATCAACTCAAAAAATAAGATTCTGTTCTCAAACTGCTAGGAATATATTGAGTAAGGATGATTAGAATAATTTGGGATTTTATATATGGGCTGTGGTGTTTAGGCAAATTTAGACCATAAAGAGATGATTAATATGGAATGGTTCGATTTAGTTAAATCAAGTCCTTGTCTCCGAGAGGCAAAGCAATTATTTTATGAAGTAATGGAAAAGTTAGGTGCTAATGATGAATTATTGCGTGAAATAAAAAACTCACCATCAGATGAACTAATTGGTATGATAGAAGACCTACAAATGGAAATGTCTGGAAAAGACGAAGAAAAAATATTTGAGAAAATAATAATTAATTATGAAAGATGCGAACAAGAATCATTAATTAATCCTATTCCTCAAGCATCAATGGGTCAAAACTTTGAATCTAATTTTCAAGATAAACTTGCATCAGAAGATATAAGAAAATCAAAGAAAATAGTCCTACCTTTATTTAAAGAAGCCATTAATGAAGTAACTAGTGGAGAAAATTTAGTTACTAATAATCTAGAATTACATAACAAAATTAAAGATATATATAAAAATAAATTAATAGAAAATGATTATGGTACAAGTTTTATTGCTATGCACATGAGATATAAATTAGTCCCGTCAAAAATGAAACCTGTTGTTGGTAGAGCATTAACATCATTAGGATGGAAATCATCTCAATCTATGGGAACTAGAGTTTGGAGGAGATAATATAGAAATAGAAAATTTAGATTTTACTCATAGAATGGATATGGAGTTATCTAAACATTCATTTCCTTATTTCTTTCAAAATGTTTTAGGTATGATGTATCCTTCTTACATGGAAGAATGGTTAGAAACAATGGAAAAAACAGATAGAACTGTTATTGTTTGTAGTCGAGACCACGGAAAATCAGTCTTTATGCATTCATGGGTTGTATGGAATTTAATATTTCAAGAACCGCCATATCAAATGCTATATATTTCATCCAATCAAAAGCAGACATTAGTGCATATGAGAGAAATAGATAGATATTTTAATATTCCTGCATTAAAAAGATTTAAACCATCAAGAGGATGGGCTATTGGTAACATTACATTAACTAATGGAAACTCTATACTTGAAAGGTCAGTAGGTTCTCAGATTAGAGGACTTCACCCTCAAGAGATTATTATTGATGACCCTTTAAAAGAGTTTAGTCTAGCAGGTATTAATAGAGTAACAGATTGGTTTTTTGGAGATATGATTCCAACGTTACACCATACTGCTAATTTAAGAATGATTGGGACTCCTTTTACATATACTGATATTTTCTCACAATTAGAAGAAAATCCTGCTTATACTGTTAGAAAGTATCCATGTTTAAATGCTTTAGAAGAACCTTTATGGCCAGAAAGATGGGATTTTGATTCTTTAATGCAAAGAAAAGCAGAAATAGGTTCTTTAAAGTTTACAAGAGAGTATTTATGTATTCCAGTTTCAACAGGAACAGCATTATTTGGGCCAGACCATTTAGAAAAGGCAAAAAATAAAGAATACATTTTAAAACTAGGACATAGAAAAGATAAAGGCTACAAATATTATGTTGGGGTTGACCCTGCTATATCAACCGATGGAGATTATAACGTAATTATGGTCTTAGAAGTAGATGACCATATGAATAAAACAATAGTTCATGTAGATAGGTCAAAAAATGTTCAATTTAGAGAAAATATTGATAAATTAAGGATTGTTGGTAAAATATTTGAACCGGAAGCAATATTATATGAAACAAATACCTTCGCAAAGGCGTTTACTCAAGAATTAAGGAACGTTTCTGATTTGAATGTAAAAGACTTTGATACGACAAGAAGAAAAAAGCAAGAAATCATTTTAAATCTCCAAATGAACTTTGAAAATGGAAAAATTCATCTTCCGTATGGAGATAATAATAGCAGAAAAGTGACTAATACTCTAATAGAAGAATTATCCATGTTTTCCATTACAGATTCAGGAAAGTTTGAAGGAGTAGGGGCGCATGACGACTTAGTTATGGGCTTGGCGTTAGCAAATGCCGCCACACAGGGGGCTTCTGAACAGTTTATACTCCTTGACGACATGGATATTTTTGATGCTCCACAGACACCCATAATAGGCCAAAAAGCAGGGCTTATAGGACTAAACTTTTAAGACAGGTGATTAATATAACTAAATCAGAAAGATTACAAGCCTTAGCAGATAATGCACAAGAAGCAGCAGATAAAGAAAGTGAAATGGAACAACTTGAGAGAGATGCTAATAGAATTAAAGAGGAAATAAAACTTGCTTCTCATAATTGGTTGCAAAATCAGCCAATTAGAAGTCATGATGATATTGCAAAGAAATATGCCAAAGAAACAGAAATTAGTTTATCAGAAGCAAAGAAAAATCTATTTGAATATCCAAAAAAATATGAAATTGAAGGTAAATCTATTCCCGACCTTATTAAAGACATGAGAGGATTTAGAAGAACATTAAAGGGAGAAAATAAAATTACGTTTACTGAGTCTATTGATACTTTAATTAAAGAATACAGTAATTATTTAGATAATTGTGTTGATAGTATTTATTGGGTTAAAAAATATAAGATACCTTTGAAAGAAATGAACTATAATGAAGATAAATTAATTAAATTAAATTCTATTACTTCTGAAAAACAAAAAAGGCAAGTTATAGATATTTTATGTAAATATTGGGAAGCCAGATTAGAAATTAAAGATATCCCTTATAATAGCGAATATTCAAAACTTAGTAAAAACATGAGTAAGTTAAAGAAACAGTTTACTTCTGTAATGAAAGAAACGCCACATAGTTACTCACCAAAAGAAACAATTAAAAAATCTATATTAGATTCTGTTTGTAATAATCCTGGTATTTCTGCTAGACAACTTCATGATTCTTTACCTAGAAATTTATATGATAAAACATCTCCTCAAATTATTGCTAAGATAGCAAAGGAAGAAAATATTACAAGCGTTGATGGAGCATATTATAAAATCAATGATGATATTAAGAAAAACATCTGGGCATATACAGCAGCCTTTATTGATTCTGATGGCTACATAACAATGGATAAAAACCATAACCCAAGAGTAGGGCTTGTTGCGACAGGAGATAGGGGCAAAGCATTTATGAAAGAGATGCACAAGTCGTTAGGTATTGGTAGGTTGCACTTAGACCAAAAATCCCCTCAAGATACAAGATTAATTAATAGACTTAATTTTTATTCGGGTGGAGAAATAAAAAAATTATTAACAAAATGTTTACCACACTTTAAATTAAAAAAGAATAATGCTAGAGTGTTATTAGAATTACTTAAGATTAAAAAAGAAAATAAAAAAGAAGATTGGTTCTCTTTAAGAAAAACAGAATTATTTAAATTAATGAAATATTATAATCATAGTGATAATACAAGATTTGATTGGAAAGCATGGGATATAGATATTGATGGTATTACAAAACTTGAAGAGAATTCAAAGATGGATTTTTAGAACTGCAGAAACTTATTTAGAATGGTGTATTTATGTCTATGTCGAATAATATATGGTTTAATATTGTTAAGAAGAATCCTTGTTGGGATGGTTATGAACAAATAGGTATGAAAGATAAGAATGGAAAACAAGTTCCTAATTGTGTACCAATAAAGAAGTGATATAATGACTTGGTTTGAAATAATCAAAGAAGGCCGTTGCACAAGAGCAACCAAAAAAACATCTTCCACTCGTAAAGGTAAGAAATGGATGAAATGTGTTCCTAATGGTAGTGGTGGATATAAGCGAGTTCATTGGGGTCAAAAAGGAGTTACTGTTTCTGGTAAAAGAAAGGGTAAAAGAAGAAAATCATTTAGAGCAAGACATAACTGTTCTTCATGTAAAGGAAGCGACTATTCAGCAAGATGTATGGCTTGTCGTGATTGGTGATTATTATGGTAGAAGAAAAGAGAAGATTTGCTATTTCTAATTTATTTAGAAGAGCAACACCAACACCTAAAGATACAAAGGTGTTTAATCCTGGAATACAGGAAAAGGCAACAGACTACATGATTACATCCCCTGTGTTGTATCATGTTGCTCAACAATCTGTTATTGTTAGAACTTGCACTACTCAATTAAAGAATGAGATATTTAGAAGAGGATATATATGGGAAGAATCATTTGCTTATAAGTGCCAAGATTGCGGTTATGAACATAAAGAACCTGTAACTCAATGCACTCAATGTAAATCAGTTAAACTGGTAAAACCTAAGAGAGAACAACTACAATATGCACAAGACTTTTTAGAGGGTTATGTTAATGATTCTGACCAAATGTTTATAGATGTATTAAAAGAACTAGAAGATGATTTGAATATAATGGATGATGCATATATTATATTAAAGAAAGAATATTTTTTAACTTCTGATGGCGAAATTAAACTACATAAAATAAAAGATATGTATAGGGGCGACCCTGTAACAATGTCTATTTATACAGATGAAAATGGAGAAAAGGGAACACAAGGATTTACTTGTTTAAATCATAGAGACCAATTATCAGAAGACCCTGTAGGTTCTTGTGAACAATGTGGTTCTCCTATGCACCCTGTTTATTATGTTAATAGATGTAATGGAGAAGAACAGTATTATATTAAAGGAGAAGTATTACACTTTAGTAAATATAATCCTAGTAGGCTTTATGGTTTATCTCCTGTCTTAACTTTATGGAATCATATAACTACATTATTGGCTATGGAAAACTATGTTAATTCATCTTACTCAAAGAGTAGAATGCCAAGAGGTTTATTAGCAGTTCAAACTAGAAATATTGATTCTATGAAATCATTTTGGCGTGGTGTCAAAGAAAAGATGGAACAAGACCCTCATTTCATTCCTGTAATGGGAATAGAAGCAGAAAACGGTAAAGGTTCTATTGAATGGATTAAGTTTATGGACAGTCTAAAGGAAATGGACTATGTAGCAGTAAAGGATGATTTAAGAGATAGAATTTCAGGATTCTATGGAGTAAGTAAAGTATTTATGTCAGACAATTCTGCTAGTGGTGGATTAAACAATGAAGGTATGCAAATACTTGTTACTAATCGTGCAGTAGAAATGGCTCAAACTATTTGGAATAATTATGTGTTCCCTTTTATTATTAAAGAGTTTGGAATAACTGATTGGATTCTAAAACTTCCACCATCAGAAGAAGAAGATGAAATTGCTAAACTAAGAAAGAGAGAGATAGAAGTTAATATAGCAGGTTCTATTAAGAATTTAGGATTTGAAATTGAAATGGATGATAAAGGAAGGTTTACCTACAAAAAAGAAAAGCCTAAAGAACTACAAGGCAAAGGACAAGGTAAAGGTGAAGAGTTTACTCCAGATAGATATGCAGGTACAAACATAGACCAATCACAATTAGGACAAATGATGGAAGCAGGTACTAAACCTTCTATGGCGGAAGCAGGCCAACCAGAAAAAGTAAAATCTGAACCGCCTAAAACAAGAAATAAGCCTTCTATGGAAACAGGCCCAGATAAAAGATTTAGTGGTTTACCTAGAGAAGCAGGTAATCAAAACGTAGATTCACGAACAGAGAGGAGAGTCCCATGAATTGGTTTGAAATAATTAAAGCCGATTCTGGTAAGCAAGGAAAACATTTAACTAAAGTGTATGCTTTCTTAAAAAGATACTTTGGTAATCCTCCTGATAATACTGAAATTAAATTTGATGGAAGTTATACATCGAGCAAAAATGATTCGTTGTATAAACTTACCCCTTATTATGATATGACAAGAACTGAAAATTTTGATAAATATTATGCTACTATAGATGAACTATTTTCTCATGAACATATAAGGCGATTTTCTAATATGATAATAGATTTTAGTCGGTGTTTTCGATTTGACGAAATATATCATGATTTTCCTGACTTTAAAATTTCAAATACTAATGAAATTATTCCTGGTTTCTTTTTTGCTAGTAATAATGAAGATACATTTACAATTAAGTTTATGGATGATAGACATATAGCACTTAGAGACCTTTTATATAGAGAAAATGATAAAAAACATCATGGTCGTCTTGGTCGTCATGGTAGTCGTAATAAAAAATATAATACCAAAGAAGACCTAGAAGGAGAATTAAATACAAGAACTTCTTATTGGGAACGGCATCAAGTTCAACAAGAACTACATGGTAAGAGGTATGGTTTTTATGATGCTTGTTTACAACAAAAATATACCCAATTAGATAATCACCTTAAAATGTCCAAGAATTTTTGGTATAGCCAAGAAAGAAGGAGGAATTAATAATGACAGATGAAATAAGACAGTTAGAGAAAGAACTAAAAAAGAAAAGAAATGAGATGAGGAATAGTAATCCTGTAACAACAAGCAATAAATACGATTTTATTGGTGTTGACCCAGAAGCAAAGAAAATAGACAGACCATCAAGTAGTGATGTTCCAGATTATATTGGAAAACCTACAAAAAAGGTTAGTAAAAAATTACAAGACAGTTTACCATATTAGGTGATTAGATGGATTTCTTAGATGGATTTTTAATTCGCAAACAAAAGAAAGGCGAAAGCATTTTACAATTGTTTGAAGAAAAATTAAATTCTGATGAGTTTGCACCAGCAACAGATTTTAGCACAAAAGAAATAATGGATATTGTCAATAAAGCAAAAGAAAACAGTAACATTGCTCAATATGATAATAATAATAAACCTTTAAAACTGCCTATATTTGATAAAATATATGCAAAGAGCATGACAACTGATAAATTTAGTGCTACTACTGATACTATTGAAATAATAGGAAGTGAAGATACTGCAACTATTAATGGTTTAATTGTTGGTGCGCTTAGAGAAATACAAAGAGTGTTTTTGCAAATAGAACCTAAAGATAAATCAAAGGAATTATTTTTTCATTTAATAACACAATTTGATACCAGTAGTAAAAAACCTAGAAATGCGCCTGGAAAAATAAAAGGTGAAACACAAAATGTTATTATGGATGTGTTAAGAGAACTTAGAGCAGGCCAAGATATTAGTGATTCTTTGCAAAATAAAATGCATGATGAAGGGTTAATTTCTTTAAGATTTTTAGTTCAATTACAAGATATTAAAGATAAAACTTCTGTAGATGATAGAGGAATTTACACATATACTATTAGTTTAAATGCAGATGTTAAGAGAATGTTTGAACAAAATGAAGATTTATTGGATAAATTAATTTCTTTAGTTGAGGAACTTTCTGGTTATTCTTCACCAAAAAGAAGTGATTTATTATCAGAAATTAAAAGGCTACAGTCTGGTAAAAAAGAAGATATTAGTGCTGCTAGTGTTTTATCTAGCAATTATAAATATGCTAGAAGTTCATTAAAACAAATGAGCAGAATTAGAAGAAAATTAGTAAGAAAGGTTAACAAATGGGATACTGTAAAAGACAAATTTTATGCTGCCACAGATGGTTTAACTGAAGGCGGTGAAGATTTACTTGAAGAAGTTTGGGGTAATAAAGCATTACAAGATAGATTTTTAGAACAATGGAAACAATTATCTGAAACAGGCAATATAGATGTGGAAGAATTAGAACAGAAACAAACTAAAAAGGAAGTCGAAAAATTATTAAAATATAAACTGCAAGTTGAAGAATTAAAAAGAGCAGGTGAAAAAATAGAATCATTAGCAAATAAAAAAAACCCAGAAGATGGGTTTGTATTTTTAGATAGCGAATTAAAAGAAAAAATAGAAACACTACAAGAAGAATATGATACTATTGCAAATAACATAGATAATTTTGAAACATTTAGAAATGAAATATTAAATGAAATTAAAGAAGATTTAAATAAAATGTTAGATAACCAAATATTAAAAGCAGAAAGCCCAATGTTAGATAAGGCTAATCCTAAAAAGAAGAAGAAAATTAAGAAAGTTTTACAAACTGCACAACCTTCCGAATATATGGGCCAAGACTTTACTAAGTTAGGTGGATTATTATCTGAATTACAAGATTTAGATGGTAATAAGTCAGATAAAAAAACTATGAAAAAGTTAGATAGTATTGAAGAAAGAAATTTAGATTTGGTTGCAAGGGCTTCAGAATTAAGAAAAGATTATGAATTATTGTATAGGCAACTTAGAGGAATGGTTTATCCTAAGAGTCAAGGAGATTTAGGAGAGGAAAAAGATGAATAAAGAAAGTAATGAAAGAGAAGAAATGTTAATGTTATTAAAAGCATTAGTAGAAAAAGTAAATAGATTGGAGACAGCAGTATTTGATGATAATAATTTGCTGATGAAGTCAGGATATGTTGTCGCAACAACACCTACTCCAATAATTTCTGCATCTAGTGATACTGATGTAGATAAGATTGCTAAGATGGAATGGAGCGAAATTAGCGATATGGTATCAAAAATAGAAAGTGGTGGTTATTAATGCCGGAAAAAGTAACAAAAGAAGAAAAGATAGCAGAATTGCTAAAGAAAGCAACAGAAAAAGCCGTTGAACTTATAGGTAATAAAGACGACTTTTATGAAGATGAATATACTGGTGAAGAAGTTAAATTAAGTAAACCTAAAGCCACTAAAGTTCCTGATGCTAAAGGTAGCGATGAAGAAAAGACTAAGATTAGAGATGAGATTGAGGGATAAATATGCCTATATCTGGTGTCTTTGATAAGAAGAAAGATTCGCTTGCAAAGCGAGTGCTAGACTTTTATGAAGATGCTAGATATAATTATTTATCTGCAAGAGAAGACTCTAAAACTTATGGTAATAATTGGAAGAAAACAATTAAAAAAATAAGAGAAGATTTTGATGGATTAAATGAATTTTCTACAGAAATGAAAAAATATTTAGATGAAAAATTAGTGTTTGATGAAAAGGTTACTGATGTAACAAGCGTTAATGCTAGAGATTTATTTAAACAAATAAAAAACCTAAGATTTAATTCAGAAGAACTTAATGACCCATTTGCTAAACAAATGGGAGAAGATGTTATTCCTAATTTACAGAGCGAACAACATCTTTATGCTAAGTTTATTCATTATGCATTAAGAGCGCATAATGGAACAATATCAGATGAAGCATGGGCAAAACATGATTTGCCTCCTGATAGAGTAACAGTAGGCGTAATGGGATTAGACTTAGCAGTTAGTGATATACCATTGTATATCATAGAACATTATGGAGATGATATTGATTCAAAAAGAATTAGACCTAAATTCAAACCTGCTTTAGAATTATTGAAAAAGGTATACATGGTAAATAACTCAGAAGAAAATTGGAATGAATTAATACAATTAGAATTAAAAAAAAGTGAAGAAGAAAAAGCAGAAATAGATTTTATAGTGCCTAATAAACCAATGTATAGAATATTTGAAGTTAATGATATCAAAGAACTAAAAGGATTTAGTGGAGAATGGTTAGTTCAAGAAAAATATGATGGTATTAGAATACAAATACATAAAATGGATAAGAAAATAAAAATATTCACTTACAATAAAAAAGACATTACAGAAAAATGTAAAGATATTGTAGATAAACTCAGGGCAAAACATTATGGTGATATGATATTGGATGCTGAATTAATATTATATGATGATGATGAGCCATTACATAGAGCAGATACTATTGCTCATTTATTTAAGAATAAATATAATAATGCAACTCTTAAAGCAAGAGTTTTTGATATTATGTTCCATGAGGATAAAAACATTCATGATTACCCTTTAAAAGAAAGAATAAATATATTGTTTTATCAGTTCAGCCAACATTCAGCAGATATTTTAGGATTCCCAAATAAAAAGAATTCTAAGATTGCAGATTCAATTCAAGAAGTTAGTAAATACGCAGAAGAAATAATGAAATCAAGAACATCAGAAGGTGTTGTGATTAAAGATATGGAATCTACTTATTACATTGGTTCTAAGAAAAACCCTAAGTGGATTAAATGGAAAAAGTTTGTTGATTTGGATGTTATTGTTTTAGAAAAGAAGAAAACTAAATCTAATTTATATTCATATACTGTTGGAATAGGGCCATTAACTGGAGAAGAAACTAGAGAACATGATTCAGTTGAAATAGAAGGCAAAACATATCTTCCTGTGGGTAAAGCACTCAATACTAAAGAAAGTGTTGATGTAGGCTCAATAGTTAGAGTAAAGGTGGATGAAGTTAAAAAGAAAGGAAAAGGATATAGTCTCTTTTCGGCTAAGGTTATTGAAATACCAGAAGTGGAAGCCCCTGAAAAATTAATAACATTAGAACTGTTAGCAAAAGATAGTAAAAAATCTCTTGCTTATGATGTTCAAGAAGCATTATTAAAATATACTATAACAGATGGTATTCATGGTAAAGCAGATATAATATTAAAAGGTAATTATGAAGGGTTTACTATCTATGGGTTTGAAGGAGATTCTTTAATGGAAAAGAATGCTTTAGTAGATATAGATTCTTGGAAAGACCAATTAATGGAAATCAATAAAACTAAATCATCTGAGGCAAGAGGATTAATAAAACATTTCTTACAACGAAAAGACCCAAATGAACAAGGTGTTGAATTAAAAGACATTCTTGAATTCTTTAAAAAAGAAAAACCAGAAAATAGTAAAATATTATTTGAAGATAAAGTAGACAAATTAAAAGGTTGGATGGATGACCATGATGAATTTAAACCTATAGGTGTTGGTAAATTTACATATAATAATTTACATATATCAAAGAAAACAAAAGAAGAAGACACGGGTAAATATATGTTATATTTAAGAAAGGATAAAAATATTAACTTAGTTATTGACTATAAAGATAAAACAATGGCATGGACAATAGATATTGAAGATACCGAAGATATATTTAATTTGTTTGGTAAAGCAGGTAAATTCCCTGCAGAAATTACTAATAACATTGATAGAGAAGAATTATTAGATAAGGGTAAAATAGAGTTAGGTGTCCAAAGGCATGGTTATCACGAATATAGGATAAATGGAGACCGTTTTGATACCCGATTGCATTTTAGAGTTGTTCCTGTAGATGGTGAAGATACATGGGTAGTATGGACAGGTTATAAGCAAGAAATGTTAGATAAGAAAGAAAATGAAGATTTATGGGATATATCCCAAGATAGGTTTAAAAAATTAACCATGCAAATAGAGTAATAGCGTGAGGTTGATATAGTGAAAGAAGAAAGAAAGAATATGAAGGGCGACCTGCTCCTTAAGTCAGATACAAATGGCGAGTTTAATATATTAAAATCAGATGATTTAGTTATTGGTGGGTATGCCTCTATAGAAGTTGTAGATAAACAAAATGATTTAATAACATTGTCAGCATTAGAAGAAGCAGTGCAAAAATACATGGAATCAAAAAAGTATAGAAATGTAATGTCTAATCATTCAAACGTACAAGTAGGAGAAGTAATAGAATCTTACAGAGATAAAAATGGATTAGTTCATAAAACAGAAGTAGATGATGTAGGCTTTTATGTTGTTATTAAATTAAGAGACGATATAGAAAAAGCAAAAGAAATATCAAGAGGTATTAGAAAAGGAACATTACGTTCATTTAGTATAGGTGGTCAAGCCTTAAGTAAAAGAAAAAAATCTAATGAAGAATTAGGTAAATATAATGAAATTGACAAATTAGAACTCCACGAGGTAACAATATGCGAGAAAGGAATAAATCCAGAAGCAAAGTTTGATATTTTAAAGGAGGAGCGTGATACGATGAGTGAAAGATTGGATGCAACGTTAAACGAGATTAACGAGTTGATGAAACAAGTTAATGCGTTAAAGAAAGAAAACCCCGAAGAGGAGGAAAAGGCTGAGTATATGGACTATGATAAGGACATGGAAATGGCTGATTCTGACGAAGAAATGGAGTTATCTGATTCCGAAGAGGAAAAAGGTGATTATGGGGATAAGGAAAAAATGGGTGAAACCCACGATTCCGAAAAGAAAGGCAGAACAGGCCCAGAAGGGTATGTTGAGGCTGGATTAATGGGTGAGGAGTCTCAAGGAAAGAAACTCCCTCAAGCACCACAGGTTGGCCCATTATACAAAGAGTGGGCTAATGAGGAGTTTTCCACATTAGACCTAACAACAGAAAACGTAGAAAAGGCGTATGCTGCTTTCAAGGCAGAACAACTTGAAAAGTTAGCATACGATTCGTTAAAGAAGCAGTTTGAGTCACGCTTCGCTAATGAGTCCCAAGTACGAAAGGCAGATATTGCTCGTAATGAGTATGATGCAAAGAATGAGGTTGAATCTCTAAGAGAGGAATTTTCTACTCTTAGAAAGAGCCTAGAAGCAAAGAATGATGAGATTATTAAGGCACAAAGCGTTGAAATTCCATCAGTTGATGTAGAAAGTATGTCGTGGGGAGATATCCACAATTACATGGCTCAATTTGAGGAGTGAGATAAATGGCGAGTAATTATATTAAAACCATGAAAGATTTAGAGGCCGCTACTTACGGTGTTAAGGGCGGATTGGGCGGAAACGCATTATTAAAATCGGCTGGTGTTGTTGCAGGTTTGCATGGGCATCACGATGGAGCAAGTGCTGGTTCTAACTTAGGAACAGGTACTACTGCTGCTTCAGGATTAACAAGCCTATACAACTTAGTATATGGTAAAAAGGTCTGGTCTATGCTAAACCAAGAGGTTAACGCATTGGCTATGTTGGCTAAAAGACCCTATACTTCAAGTGGTTGGAGAGTTATGACTGATAGACCAGCAGGCGGTTCTGGTAGCCAATTTGCAGTAACATTAGGTGGTGCAGGTTCTTCAACGGCTGCTGAAGGAGGTTCTGCTCCTAGAAGCGATAAGATTGGTGGAGTTGCAGAAAATGCTAAATTAGGAACTGATTTGGTAGCACAAGCACCTTCTTACACCACGCTATATACAAGCCCAAAAACAGTGGCTCATATGTTTGAGTTCTCTGAATTGGCTTTAGAAATGGCGAAGATTGATGATGGTGTAGGCGATTTACGGGCTTTAATCCGTGAAGACATGGGTAAGCATCATGCTGAGACCCAAAACAAGATGCTTCTTATGCCTCTTGAAGCCTATGACCAGACAGAAAACAACTCTGATGGTGGAACATTAGTAAACATGGATAAAAACTATACTTCGTTAATGAAGGTTGTTTCTTCTTCTCAGGAATTAGAAGCAATGGTGGATGCATCTATGACTGATGATTCAGCATCAACAACAGGTGGACTAATTGCACAGTTTGTAACACTATACGGTAATTCAGACAGGCAATTAGTATCAAACGCATACAATACATCCTTTATGGATGCACAGATAGATTTTGGAGCAGGTTACGCATCAGGAGATGCACGACCATTAACATTAACTATCTTAAACAGTATGTTAAGGCAACTAAGAGAGAACGGTGGAAGTCCAAAGGTTATTTTAACTGGATATGATACCATTCAACACTTAGGAGACTTATTACAAAGCCAAGAGAGGTTCATGGACAGAAAGGAAATTATACCTACTCATGGCGGAGTTAGAGGAGTAAAGGGAACAGAAGTTGGTTTCCGAGTAGCAACATACTACGACATTCCTCTCATTCCATGTAAGGACATGCCAAAGACCGGAAACGGCTCAAACAAACTTAGTGATATGCTAGTTCTAGATACTGACCATCTATGGTTATCTGTTCTAAAGCCAACCCAATACTTTGAGGATGGAATAGACAACGGAAACCCATTTGGTGTTGGAACTCTAGGTAATCAAGCAATGTATAGAACCATTGCTGAAACTGGTTGTTCCTTCTTTAAGGGACAAGGTAAAATTACCAACATAACCAGTGCATGAGGTGATTAAGGATGGCAAATACAGTAACATTGTTGGCTGACCATAAGGGCATGACCACTCCTAGAGTGCATGGTGACGAATATTTCGTTGATGCCTATATTGTAGTGACTACTGCAACAAGCGGTGGAGAAGTTGTAGCGGCTTCTTCACTAGGCTTAAGCAGGGTTAATGCAGTTTTATTAACTGGTAACAGCCTACCTGCAACCTACGATGTTGATGTAGAGATATCTGCTACGGGTGCTTATGAAAGCGGAACAAGTTTTGCATTGCTTTTTACAGCAATGGATGGAACAAACGCAGCAGCAACCGGAAACATTACCGACACAACAGTAAGAGTCCGTGTTTACGGAGTTCTCTGATTCCCAGAGAAATAACGTGGGTTTTGCCTCTTTAGAAATAAGGGGGCAAAACTCACACCCATTAGGTGATTAAATGGCAAAATTAACATATTTAGGAACTGAGCGAAGACGCTCATTAATTAAAAGAATGTCTATTAGTAAAGAAGAAACTATAGACATTAATCCAATTCACGCTTTAACATATTTAGGTGATGATGATTTCAAAATACTATTTGAAAATTCAGACAAAAAAGCATTAGAAAATTGTAGTAGGGGGCAAGAAAAGAGGCTCATTGATGAGTTTAATTGTAAGACATTAGATGAGGTTTTAGATAAGATGTATCCAAAACCAAAAACTACTGTTTTCAAGCCCAAAACCCCTAAAGTAGAAAAACCTGTTAAGAAAACAACAACGGTTAAGCCTACTAAAAAGGAAGAAAAACCGCAAAAAGTAGCAGTAATACCGAAGAAAATTGATTCTGCTACGGAACGTTGATATACTCAACGGTTCTGAACGATATAGGAGGAACGGATATATGAGTGGTAGTGTATGTACGAAAACACACGCTTTTTCTTCAGCAGTATCAGATGGAACAATAGATGGTACAGCAGGAAGGCAAGCAAAACAATTATTTACAGGAAGACAAAAAGTTCAATCATTAAAAATAAGTAATAATCAAACAACTGCTATGACTATTGATTTCTATGATGGTGCAGGAGCATCAGCCTATAATGGTAAATTAATTCATAGAGTTCATATTGGTGCAGTTAGAGAAAACTTAGATTTTGATTTTCACGGTTCTGTTGTAAATGAGGGATTATATGTTCTAGTTAGTGGGGCAGGAACTAAAGTAAATGTATCAGTTTCTGCTCAATATAATTAGGTGAAATAATGCCAGCCTTAGAAAAAGACACAAAATTAGTAATGACAATATTGTTCGTTGGAGCAATATGTGGCGTAAATGTTTTCTTTTACGCTGAGTTTGGTCATTTATTGGCTTTTAATCACTATTCTCACGCAGTAGTCTTCTCATTGATGACTATTGGTGGGATATTAGTGATGAAAGCAGTATTTGACTTAGCCTTAAATGACTATATAGAAATGACGCTACTTGATAGACGAATTTCTGGTTATTGGGCAAAAAGACAAAAAGATGAAAAACAAAGAGAAAGGATTAGACAAAGCCTTGCTCAATATAATCAACAATGGGGAGGAATGCCTACAAACAATGCGTTTTTAAGCCCTGCTCCTCAAGAACCTACTTTGGAAACTTCTTTCTTTGAGTTTCCTAAGATGCAATAAAGAGGAGTTTTATGCTAGAAGCACTAACAATGGGATTCAATGAACAAAATATTGCTTATGACCTACAAAGAGCACATTCTGCTGATATTTGGTTTTTAAGAGCAAGATTTTTAATTTGGGGAACTGTCTCTACTATAGTTTCTTTTTTAGTAGGTCAGACCTTAGCATTGTTTAATGTGAATCTTGTTATGTCTTCCTGGGAGGGTTTTTGGCAGTTGATTTACAGTTTTTAGGGGTGATTTAATGTCCTTAATGACTGGTTTTGTTATTGTTGTTATGGAACAATTAGGTTTATTATGGACAAAATTAAATCCTCATCCTTTTGGTATATATGGAGCAACACAAGTAGGAAAAACAACATTACACCATCAATTAAGAACAAGAGGAGATGTTCCAGAAATTAAAAAAAGAACTGTTGGTCGAAGTAAAGCAACAAGAAAAACAATTAAAATTGATGGAGATTCACATACAATAAAAACGGCTGATGTAGGAGGAGAATCGCTTTATTGGGGAGAATGGCTACAAGACATGAAAAATAGAAAAGTGGAATATATTATTTTTATGATTGATGATAGACATTTAGCAAAACATATAGATATAGAACAACAATTATGTTGGAAGTTTTTAGTGGATACAATAGTTTCGCCTTATTGGGATATGATTAATAAAAGACAAAAAAAACATAGAAACGATTATCCAAAAGGAATAGGTATATGGGCGAATAAATTTGATTTGTGGAAAGATAAATATCCTTATGAAAGCATTAATAAACATCCAATATTTGGGGCATTTGAAGACGGACTACAAACATTAAACGATAAAGGAATACCTACACATAAATACATAGTTAGTGCAAAATCAGATTCAGAAATGGTTTATAGAGGCGTCACAACAATGATAGAAGATTATTAGGAGAAAAAAATATGACAGAAAATTGTTCATTAGGAATAGTTTGTGAGATAACAAACTGTAAGTGTATGGAGGAAGATATATGAGTTTACAATATCAACCAAATAATTTAATTGGAGCAACAAATGCTAGTGTTGCTAACTCTTTTTTACCCCCATTAAAGTATGCAAGAGCGCCAGGTTCTATTATAACATACGAATATAAAAGTACGAAACCAAAAAAACAACTGAAAGAATTAATTAAAGTGCTTTCTCCTGAGAAAAAGAGTTTTTTAAAGTTCCCTCTTGGTTTTAAATTTAATACTAAAGATAGATGTGTTACTTGTGGAACTCATAAAGTATGGGATTATTCAGACCCTACAAGGCCAACAATACCTTTACATAAAGTTAGAAAAGGTTATCCAATGAGAGGAACTTATTGTGAGAAACATGCAGCAATTCATAAACAATACGAGATGTTAGAACAACAAATATTAGCAGAAGAACATGGCCTTTCCTTTAGTGCTTATGTTCCTAAGCCTAAGTTGCCTAAAATTTTAGAATCTTCTCCGCTAACTTCATTAAGGAAAGCCGATATTGAAACATTGTCGGCGGCGGGTTGGACAATAAGACCACCTTCAATGGCTGTTGAATCATCCGAAGATGAATTATTTAGATTAACAATGGAAAGTCATGCGATTAATAATAGAGTATTAGAGTTAATGACAAAAGGAACACAAGTGGTCGCACAACAAATTAAAGAAATAGAGGTAGAATAATATGGCTTGGGGAACAAGTAACAAAGATTTAGCGAAGCAATTAGATGCTCATCAGCAATCTAATTTTAAAGTAACAAATAATTTATTAACATTACAAACAAATCATGTTGAAGAATTTTTTGAATATCATGGACAACACTTTTTCGTAGCATTAGAAAAAATGATGGAAGATGTAACAGAAAGAGTTGTAAGCCAGATGTTATCAAAATTAAGATTCAGTCAGGGTAGCAGTGGTGAATTAGTAGTTCATTCAGATTGTTTAAGAGAATATGAACAAATTACTACAGAAAACATTCAATTAGATATACAACAAATGTTAGCGGCTTGTGTAAATACAGAAGTTATAATGCAAAGAAAGATGGCTAAACAACAGTATTTAGAAACACAAGGTTTCCAATCTCAAATGCCGCAAACACAAGCAATGCCTCAAGGAATGCCTCAAGGACAAATGAATCCAATGATGGGGGGTCAAGCAAATCCTGGAGGATTAAACCCTTCACAGATTAGTGGAGGTAATCCTATGGTTCAAGCAAATAATATGATGATGCAACAACAACAGGCTTTTAATAATCCTTCTGGTTATCCTGTTCCACCTTCAGGTTATGATAGTATGAACAATCCATATTGGATAGACCCACAAACAGGACAGCCGACATATACACCACCAGGTTCAGGTGTTGGTTTAACTAACCTTATACAGAAAGGCGCTGCATGGGCGGCTTGGTTAGCATGAGTGAGTTAAATGGCTATTTCAATCCCTTCTAATATTACTCTTAATAGAAGAGATTATGGAATAGGAGAAGCCATAAAACTTGATGATGCTGATTTACCAGCAGACGATAAGCACCCTCTAGTGGTGTATTGTTTGAAGTATATTGCTTCGCCTGTATCGTCTGGGGTTTATTCTAAAATAGAGGATTCTTTTGGTAATTATTTAGATTCTGGTTTGATGGAAAGAATTGCTAATGATGATTCAGAATTTGATTTTAATAAAGAAGAGTATGATAGACATTTATCTTCTGCTAAAAAATATATGAAAGAATTAACTTTAGAGACTTTAATTTTAAAATTAAAACCTTATGTTGGTAGCGAAAATAAAAAGTGGATATCAGCAAATATAAGAGCGACACAAAAAGAAGGCTTAGAAACTTCAGTATCAGATTTTAGTAATCTTAGTGGTAGGCAAAGAGCATTAAGTTTTAATGTAAAAGGAGAAGTTTCTGCTAAGATAAATCAAGCAATAAGAAGAGATTTGCCTTATTATCCTGCTTTACAATATTTTGTAGATAGAGGACATAAAAGCAGTAAGTATGAACAGGGCGAAGATATAGAAAATTTAGAAGATATACAAGGAGTTATTTCTTTTGAAAAAGATAATCAACCATATGAAATGAGTGTTAAATTACCTGATAGAAAAACTAGATTAAAATTAGATGTTTCTGTTTATACTTTAACAATAAACATGGGTAAAGTGTTTGAAACTATTGCTGAAGAACAGGGAATTTCTTATATATTACGAAAAAGTTACAATTCATTGATGAAAGCATTTAATAAATTTAAATTTCATCCAGATAATGAAATTAAATCTGATATGATAGAAGACAATATAAATGCTATATATGAATTTAATGATATATTAAGAGAAGGCACATTTGATTCGGATGAAGATGGACTTAGATATACAGATGAACAAAGAAAAAATGCAATTAAAGAAGGCGATTTTGAAGTTGAAATGAAAAAGTTTGAAAACCTTATGAAAAAAGGTTTGATATCAAACAAAACTTATGTTGATTTTAAAAACGGAAAAAGATTTACTTCTTTTCCTGTAGATAAGGGCTTGCTTAATTTCGTTAAATTAAATATTGACTTTAAAAGAAAATTACCAGAAAATAAAGACAAATCTCCACCAGATTATTATAATGAAATAGAACTATTATTCCAAAGAAAATCTTCTGCAAAAACAAGAGCAAAAGAAAGAAGCGATGCTAAAATTGAACAAACTAGAATAATAAGCGCACCTTCTGGAACGGCTTATTCTGAAAGACAGTTTTTCATTGATGAAAGTTGGAAAACTCCTGATGATGTTAAATTAAATTTTGATGCGCTAAAATATCATAGAGAACTTAATGACGTATTTAAAAAACTACTTATTCCTAGTGATAGCACTATTATAATGTCTTTCTATATTGCAGAAAAAAGCAGACAAAAATATAGCACTAAAAAACTTACCGAAGAAGATAAAAAAGAATTAGATGATGCTTATTTAGATGTTGTTAGATTCGATGATTATGAATTTGAAAGTAAAAAATATGATGCTAATCCATTAAGAGAAATTAGACCATCCTTTGAAAGTAGGCCCAGTAAACTTCAAAATGAAAAGTTAGGATTAAAACTGCCTAGTAAACAAGGGGTAGTTCAAGTTCAAGATTCAAAAGATAAAGGCGGAACTACGATAGCAAGAGAAAAAGCACAAGGAGTGGTTGGTGCTGGTTTACCTGCTACTAATTATAGTGCTGATTTAAACGCTTTTATTTATTATATTATGAGACAAACAAACAAACTGGAGGGAAAATTAGGTGGCGAAATTATCTAGAAGTGATTATGTAGTGGGAAGTGCAGCAAACTATTCTAATGGAATAGGGTATTATACTACGCATACTGATATATCTGATTTATTACAATGTGGAGCATTTTCTAATTCTACTACTCCTGATATATCAGCAATTGGTAAAATTATAAAAAGAGTGGAAGGTAAAATAGATGATAGCATAAAGGTATCACATAGACCTGAAATCATTGAAAAAGAAGTTCATAATTTTGACCCATTTATTCAAAGCCAATATCCTGTAATCCCGTATAAGGATTATGTTGGTTTTATTCAAATGAATAGTGAAAAGGTTAAGAAAATTTTAAGATTAGAAGTTTGGCAAGGAGATAAATATGTAGACATGGCTTCTGCATCTTGTACCTATACACCACCTACAACTGCACAAACTGCAACATATACTCTAAGATTTGATATTGGTAGCCCTGTTACTGTTTCTTTTACTTTAACAGAAAACACTGCTAATGGTTTTTATGACCAATTTGGGCAGAAAACAACGGTGTTAGAAATATGTGCTGCTATTAATGAAAGATTTCCTCATGCTACTGCTGATTTTACACAACAAACATCTGCAAAAACAACATCTGCTTCAACAGGTTCAGGAAATATCTCTGATTTTTTCTATGCTTGTCCAACAGAAGATGGTAAATCGGTCTATATTTCTTCTAAATTACCATCTGATGCAGGAACAATTTGTAGTTTAGTTGAAACAATTGATGGAACAAGTCAAACTTTTTCCTTTATTGATAATGAAACAGGCGGAAGAAATGAAGAATTTTGGACAATACGAGATGAAGGTAAGTTATTTTTCAGAACTAATTATCCTTATTTAACCCAACATTCTGTTAGAATAACTTATATTAGAGGAAGTTCAAGAATACCTGCGGCCATTCACGAAGCGACAACAAAATTAGTTGCTGCTGAAATACTCTTAACGGATGATAATACTATATTAATTGCAGAAACAGGCAACATTGATATTAATAAGAAACATGAAATTTTAGTTGCAGAAGCAAAAGAAATACTAGATGGAAAGAAAAACTTAGTTTATTTGATTGATTAATATGCGTAATAAAATAGAAGCACTTAAGAGACTTTCTCCTGTATTTAGAGAAATAGCACAAAAATGGGAAGAAAGACAAAAAATCGAAGAAGCATTAGGTATTCCTACATCAGATGCACTTACTTATCAATTTATTCTTCAAGATTTACCAGAAAATTTAGGAAATGATATATTAAAAAATGTTAAAGAAACAATGGGTATGTTATATGGTGGATGAAGTTACATTTGTTTTAAAGTTATTAGAAGACAATTGGACTTCTAATCTGTCTGCGGGTTTAACCGGACATAAACCTGCATCTACTTCTGTTAATTTTATTGATGTTAGGTCAATAGAACCACAAAAAGGAAGAAGAGTAGATGCCGATGAAAAGGCAATAATTATTGTTTATGAGGATAGTGCCACTATAAGCCATCCTACTATTGATTGGGGAGTTAGAAACGAAGAGTATAGTTTTACGGTGCATTTGAGAGTTTTGCATCAAAAAGATTGGACTGTCCTAACATATTCAAGGGATAGACTACAAAGTTTATATCAGATAGTGCGTAGCATCATAGAGAAGAACGGGTTAAGACCCAAAGTAACTGTTAGTGGTAATACATATACAGCAGAAACAATTGAGATTACATCCAGAAATGAGGCTAATGATAGAGGTAAGCGTTTATTAGGTTATAAAATGGGTGTTACCATGAAAAGGTTCGGAAGAACCACATAGTTTGTAAGTTGGTGAAAAAAAATGGTAAGTAATGAGATATATACAGGAAGCGGAGCGTCAGTAACATTAATTCCAGAAATGGATTTAAAATTGTCTGAGCATTTTGGTGATAATACACATAAATTATGTGCAACATCAAATGGAGAAAAAACGATTGAATTGGCAAATAATAGTCCTAATTTAGAGACTAATATTTATAGAGGTTGCATGGCTAAATTAGATAAATATAATTCTAGCAATGCAGACCAAAATTCAAGCCAAACATTATTAATTGAAAGTAACGATTCCAACTCTATTACCTTTTCACAGGCTTTATCAGCAGTTTCAGGCGATAAATATAAAATAACAATTTTAGCATTTGGTGCGCCTATTCACGCAACACCTATAAATGGAAAACAATGTCTTTTATCAGATAATTGGCTAGGGTTAGTGGAAACATTTACTGCACCAACAGTTACACCTCAGTTAAAGCAATTAAATTTAGCATTAGGTGGAACAAGAAACTTTGGTTTTCAATTTCATGGAACAGAAGATGTAGGAGAAGCATCTATTGATGTATCTCTAAATAATGGTTCTTGGCTTTATTACGCATTAGGAAAAATGAGTTATGCTGCGGGTAGTTTAGGAACAGATAATTTATCTTCTATTGATTCAGGACATAACGGTAATTCTTTTGCTATTGCATCTAGCGGTAGTAAAATCTATCGTGTAGAAGATACAAAAATTTATCCTCCATTTATTTCTACTGTAACAGATAGCAACCAATTAGTTTCAGTTACAGTTACAAATGATGGTGCAGGTATTCCTTTTGCTGCAAGTCAAGTATTATCATTGTCTGGTGGCGGTGGTAGTGGGGCTGCGGCAAGTTATACCTTAACTAAAGATAAACATGAAATTACTACTACTGCTGAAACTGGAATTAATTATGATGCTAAATGGATTAAAATAGAATCTGCAGCAGCAACAACATTAAAAAATGTATTTTGGTTTGATATAGATAATGCAGGTGCTTCTGTTCCTTCTCATGGTATAACAGGAAATACTAACATTGTTGAAGTCACTACAATAAATAGCGGTGATGGAGCAGAAACAGTTGCTACAAAACTTGCTGCTGTTATTAATGCACAAGCAGGATTAACTGCAACTGCTTCAGGTGATGAAATTACGGTTGAATCAACTAGTGGTGGTGCAGTTGGTGCAGTTACACAAACAGGAACACCGCCATTAACGGTTGTTCAATTAGTTGAAGGTGGAGAAATAGATGCAGTAACAGTAACAGCAGGTGGAAGTGGTTATACAGGAACAATTACTATTGCTAATATAACAGGAACTGTAACAAATGCTACATTTACAGCAGTTAAAGGAGCAGGTGGTTTAGCAGATTATAAACAAGTAACAGGCCCAATCACATATACAATTACAGAAAATAATTCTGGTGATTTACCTTCTTTTGCTTTAGAAGTAACAAATGAAAAAGGCAATATTACAGATGCTGATTATTTCCAAGATAGCAGCCAACAAAAAGTAATATCTAAGGTTTATACAGGCTGTCAAGTAAATACTCTAACCTTAAACTTTGAAGAAGGAATGGAAGTAAAGGCATCTGTATCTGCTCAGGCAAGAAAAGCACATGATGTTTCTGATAACTATAAACCAAAGAGACAAGTTAGAACCACAACTTCATTGTTCAATTATCCATCAGATGTAAATGATAATGTACCATACATGTATTCTGATGGTACAATCAAAATGTATGGTCAAACTCTTGCTAGAATCAAGAGTGGTAGTATTACTATAGCAAATACATTAACCCCACATAAGTATGTAGGGAATTATGACAGGACAATTACTACTGCTCATACTGCAGGACAAAGAACATATGAAGTTCAACTTAACTTAATGATTACAGATAGAACAATTTGGGATGAGTTAAGAAAACAAACAGAGAATACAGATACATCAAGTAATGATTTATTACTTGAAATAGAGTTTTCTAAATCAGATAATGATAAGATTGTGTTTAAGTTTAATGATTATATTACAACTGCTGTTGATATACCATTTCCTAATGATAAAGGCCCACTTGAGGTAAGCCTAACTGCTCAGGCT